CCAGCGGAGGTCGTAAGCGGTCACCTCCAGATTGTTCTCCGAGTTGCGTTTCGCCGCCACGGAGTAGCGACCGCAGGGGACCGTCGTGCGTGTTCCATCGGGTGCCGTCAGGGTGAATGACAGGTCGATGGGGAATCCTATCGCAACCTGGTTGAACAGGGTGACAGGGTTATCCACGTCGTACTCCCCGAGGACGTTCAGGATCGAGAAATCCAACTCAGAAAGGGGCATGGACAACTCTGTAGGATCCAGCTCCTGAAGCAGGGTGATGCTACCAGAGAGCTTGTCCCTTGAAAGGCTGAACGATGTGCCGAACTCCATCTCAACGATCCTGACATGTGAATTGGGTTCGCTGATGCCCGTGACGTGGATATCGATTGTCAGGTAGCGGTTCGCACCGCTGACCGATGCGTACTGACTACCAGGTTCCAAGGGCTTCGTCACGGTCGTACCCTCTTCATCGGTGAATGTGACCTCTCCTGATGTTATGGCAGGGCCTGATGTGTAGAGACGCAGGGCGGAGACATGGACCTGTGCCATCGTGACCTTGATGTGGAAGTCCACGACCCCTGTCGAATCCGACAGGGCAGAGGACCATATCCCCACTTCGGGAGGATATGCCTTCGCCGAGAGCGGAGGCACCAGGACACCATAGGACGGTGCCGTGGGTATTCCTCCGTTCTCGTATGTGGCAAGTAACTCGGTCATGGTGTAGTTGGCATCGGTCAACTGCGACACGTTGCTCATGGGCAGGAAATCGCCCTCTATCGAGACGATGTCATCGGCGGCGGTTATGTCGATGTCGGTACCGAGGGAGAGGTAGATATCGACCATCCTGTCGGGAGACTGGATGGCCTCGATGTATGCATCAGATACTGCGAACATCGTCACCTCTCGATCAGTTCCATGGATACATCGTACCATTGGAACTTGGTGCCGTCGAACAGTCCATACCCCTGCACTTCAGGGGTTGAAGCCCTGTACATGCCTCCGGCGGATTCGGAGATGAACACATGCTGGTCCGCCATCGTGTCGAGGATCCTCGTGCCGAAGCTGTTGCCGGAAGTCAACGACATGATGAGGTTCTTCTCATCGGAGGTCAATCCCTTCCAAGTGACCTTGACCGTGTACTTAGTGTTGATACGTTGCTTGATGAGGTTCCCGAGGGTGTTCCTCTCCGCCTTCACCAACTCCTCCCAGATGCCCGAATAGGACATGTAGTGGGGCATGGGCAACTCGATGTATGAACCGTTTGAGTAGATTGCAATCGGAGATTGTGTCATGCTTTCACCCCTCTGCGTCTGCGCTCGTTCTCCATTGGGTCGAACATCGCACGTGCTAGAACCTTGCCATCGACCACGACATTCACTTGGATAGGTCCGGAACCGCTTCCACCGGTCTCATTTATGACTTCGCGGACGGCCTGCTTCATCAGAGATACAGGTGTAACTATCTCCTTCTCGCGGGTGTTGTCTCCGATACCTATCAGCATGGGGTTGTTGGGTTCGAAGACCCCACCATTGGCAAACCATCCTTTACCATCACCGATTCCGAGATTCTTCCAGAAGCTGTTACCTTTTGGATCTTTGATTTCGTTCACGATGTTGTTGATCCCATTGACCAGATTCGTAGCGCCTTTCTTGACTGTCTCAACTGCACCTTGTAATGAAATGGGAGGAGTCATGTTTGTAACGGGCCCTTTATTGATGGTCTCCACAACGTCTACTGTTTCTTTAGCAATCTCTTCCACGGTTGGAGGTGTGCCTCCCCCAGTTCCGCTATCGTTGCCTGTGATCGTATCCCATATTCCGTCTAAAACCCCGCTTATGTTCGGGACCAATCCCTTGAAGAAATTGACAATCTTGTCCTTGATATCCACCAAAGACTGGTAGAAATTGTCCCATACCTCTCCAAGGTCGATATCGGGAATCAGCTCATCGAACCATGTGATAATCTTGGTCTTGACGTCGGTCCAAGTCTCAATAAGGCCGTCCCAGACCTTTTTAGCAGACTCCTTCAGACTGTTCCAGACACCCTCTCCCCATCCCTTGATGCTGTTCCATGTGTCCCCTGCCCAGGTCTTGATGTTGACCCATGCATCCTCTGCAGAGGTCTTGAAATCCCTCCAGACCTGACCGAGGTCCAGGTTGTCGAACCACTTGCCGATGCCTGCGAACTTCTCCGTCAGCTTCTCGCCGAGCTCCAACCCGTCCTTACGGGCCTGCTCCAGGTTCTCGGTCAGTTCCTCGGACTGCTCCGCGTCGCCCATCTCGCCGAAGTCCAGCGTGTTGAGCTTGTCGAAACTGGCCAGACCTGCGGAGGTGGCTTCGACCAACTCCTCCATGGATCCGGCGGCGTCCTCGGTGTTCTTCGATGCCTCCTTGAAGATGGCATCCATGCCGAGGAACCCTGCTATTGTGTTGATACCGTTCTTGAGCCAGTCTATGGCGGACTTTATCGCCTTGACTATCGGCTGTATGACCGCCGTGAAGACCCCGCCGATGTAAGAGAACGCTATGCGGATCTTCGTCAGCAACCAGTTGAACCCGTCCAGTATCTTGGCAAGTCCGGACTTGAGTGCGTTGACCACGGGTGCGGTGAAGGAACCGATGGTGGTCTTCAGGGTACGTGTGGACTTCTTGAGCTCGCCTGCCGCCTTGGAGTACGCCACGGTGTCGAACATCCTCGCGGTATCATCCGCCACCTGTGCGACCTGCTTGAATGCATCCACGAGGGTTCCTGCGACCTCCACCGCGATGGCGGCGACCGCCAGCACCCCCGCCGCCTTCATGGCTTTGAAACCCTTGCCTGCCTTCTTCGAACCCGAATCCAGCTTCGACTGGGCATCCTTCCATGAGTCCGTGACCTTCTTGAATCCGGGGACGAGCTCCCCGATGACGTCCCCCAGGGACGACCATTCGGACCTCGCCTCCTCGACCTGGTCGTTGGCCTTCTCCAGATCCTCGCGGGCCTTCTTCATGCCCGCCGTGAAATTGGAGACGTCGACCTCCAACCTAGCTTTAAGGTTCTCAGTCAAAACGGGCACCCCATTGCTTCAACTTCATGATCTGCGCCATCTCTGCACTCTTCTGCTCCTGTTCCTCGCGTGCGGTCCTGATGGCATCCAATTCCTCCTGTGTCATGAGATGGCGGAAGGCATCCTCCATCCTGCCGCCGCCGAAAGAAACCGCAAGGACGTTCGCCACCGCAACGGAGTGGTCGATGATGTCCCTGCGACGGACCTCCCTGCGGTGCGAGGAGACCATCAGGACGTCGCTTGGACGGGCATCAGGAGGGAGGCCCATGTGTAGGGCCAGCCTCCTGCACCCGTCGGTCACGCGGGGGTGTTCTCCGTCGATGAGGCCTCCGGGGACCTCGGAATAAAACCCGTCTCCCTCAGTGCCTCTATCAGCACCTTCGGAAGGTCGGACACATCGAACCCCGCCTCCCCGAACTCCTTGAAGCCTGAGATTCCGAGGAATCCTGCGAGACGGTTCACGGTGCTGACCCTCTTGATGGCGTCCTCCGTGAAGTCGTCGTAGATCGAGTAGTCGGGATGGGCCTCCTCGTACTCTGCGAGCCTGTCGAGGTCGAAGCGGAAATGGTAGACCTCACCCTTGGGGTTCGTGTACTCGACCATCCTCACTCACTCCAGATCGCGTAGAGGGTCACATCCTCGAAGACCTGCATCTTCTCGCCGGGGCTGTACTCGACCCCTGCGTTGTCAGGGGATGTGGACCAGTGGGAGAACGTCTTACCTGCATTGGTGAAGGTGCACTCCATCACATCGGCATCGGATCCGATCGCATAGGGGCTGTTGGAATCGGTCATGGTTCCCTCTCCGCCGTTGGAGTCGTAGGTGACATCGAACTCGGATTTGATCTCGGACCATGCAGGGGAGGACTTGGGGATGACCGCAAGGAACAGCTCCATGGGACTGGAGACGGCACCCGCTCCCATCCTCCAGGTCCACTCCCCGTAGAACTGGACTTTTATCTTGTTCCTGGGGTAGTAGATGACCCAGTCGTATGTCGCGTTCTTGCTCATGCCCTGGATGATCTCGAGGTTGGACTCCTCCACACCGAGGGGCATGGCGTTCATGCTGAACTCCAGATCGCTGGAGTAGTCGGGGATATCCCTGATGTACTGCTTGATGTCTGCGTCGAGAGGGGTCACGTCGATCTTCTCGGCGGACTCTCCGACCTCCGGGGTCGTCTTGACCTCACGGAAGAATGTATAGGGATCATCGGAGCCTTTCTCACGGAAACCGACCCCGACGCCCTGTGCGCTCACTGCGTGACTGATTGACATTGTTTCACCTGAAAGTATGACCGCGCCTGTCCACCAGTCCATCGAACGTCGTGGATACGCGGTAAGTGTTGTTTGATGACTCGAACATGGGCGACTGCCCTGTCAAGTGCAGATTGTAGCGGGCCAGCCTGTCGGCCAGTCCGGAAAGGTAACAGTCCACCTCGAAGGGCGAGGTGGCTAGGATGTCTACGGAGTACGTGAGGCGTGCGTGGATCTCGGAACCGTCCCCGTCGGTGAGCTCCGCCATGTGTCCCATGGGGGCGACCACGATGTAGGGCGGTTTGACCTTCGCCTGTGGGTATGTGCGGTAGGCCCTGCCATCGATACCGGGGATACGCTTGGCGACTTCGATGACCTGCGAGGTAATGTCGATCAATCGAATACCTCCCGAATCTTGCCGGCGATGATGTCCTTGAAGATCTGGCGGTTCTCGTAGAGTGCAGGGCGCATGAACGGTCTGGCAGGCTGAGAACGTGCGATATGGATCTTCCCATCCGCCCCCATGTATGCCCATGTCATCTTCTGAGTATGGGCCACTTCGGGATCTCCAAGGGGGCCTGTACCGTACTCGATGAAAGGAGCATACTCGACAGCGGTTTCGATGCCACATTCCACGGAAGTATCCGAGGTACGGAGGACGAACTCCGCACCCTTGCTCTGGATGCTGTTCCTGAGTGTTCCCGTGTCCACTGCGGGCTTGTTCCTCAAGCCAGAAGGCTGGGAAAGCCTACGGACTGCCGTGACCCTCATGACATTGCTCAACTCGGGAGCAAGGTCACGCTCCACGATGTCGGCCATCTTGGAAAGGGTCTCCAGCTTCTTGGAAAGCCCCTCGTAACCCTCGAATCCCGTCATAGGGGTCTGACCTCCATCCTGATGTGTGTCCTGTAGTCCATGGTGGTCACGACCTCCATAGTGGGTTCCGTGGATCCTGCAGGGCCGAGCCTGTCACCGGGTACGAAACCGTACCCACGGGGGCACGTGACCCTATAACGGGTCTCGTCCACCATGATGCCGTGGGGGTCCAGCCTCTGGGCCTTCGGCATGGGCGTGAACGCTAGTCTCAGGACCTTGGTCCCCTTGGAGAACTGCATGAGGACGTCGCCGTCCTCGGTCTCCTCGGGGCCCTTCTGCGCCCATCTGATCATCGGGCGCATGTCATAGGCCATGGACTGCACTGATACCCACCACCAGACGGTAATGCTTGAGCGACCTCTGGATATCGGAGGGAAGGGCCTCCCACGTACGGTTTATGTCGCCATCCGCCGCCGAGGTCGACCCCTCCGCCCCCTCCATGTTGGTCCACACAACGACCATACGGCACAGGAGAGCGTCCACGGGTTCGCCGGGGTCGCAGTTCCTGTGCGTGTACTCCAAGAATACTGACAGGGCGTCGTCCAGCAGTACCTCTAGATACTCCGTGGGTTTCTCGGCCAGCAGGGGCCTCTTCATAAGCCTCTGGAGCCTGCGTCCCATGTCCGCCCTGTCCATCATGTCATCATTCTCCTACAGAAACGTAGATGCTCCTTGCGGATGCATTGGAAACGATGACGTCGTGGAAGACGCGGTTCATGTACGCATCCGCATCCTTCTCCTGGTTGACCTCTGCGGAGATGAACTTGGGGCGGTTGATGGCGGTGATTGCATTGATCGCTCCGGGGGCGGCGATGATGAAGTTGATATCGGAAGCGTCTGCGGATTTGGCGTACCCTCCGTCATTGGTGCCGTCGACGTTGAGAAGGTCGATTGAGGAATACATCCTGTTTCCAGGCATGAAAGTGATGGGCATGCCGTCGAGCTCCTTTGTAGCGAGGTTGATGTTCCTGGACGATCCTGCGATATCCTTGGTACGGGTCACCTGGGTGGTCTGGTTGAGGACCCCACGAAGTTTGTTGTTCATGTAGATCTGGAGACCGCTGTCGATTCCTGTGGTATCAAAGATCGCACTGATTGCATTGTCCAGCTCATTGAGGATATTGGCAGGGGTGAGTGCGGTGCTGACGTAGTTGGTCGCGTACTTGGACTCGACCTCCTGTGCGACCTTTGCGATACGGGTTGCATCAATCTCAGGGATGACGTGGTGTCTAGTCTGGAAAGCGGCAAGGGCGGCGATTGTCGCCACGTTACCGGACTCCTGCTCATCACGCTTATCGACGTCGATGTGGATTCCCCTGTCATAATGGAGCTTGTATGGGACAAAGGTAACGGTTGAGGCACCTCTGGGGTATCCGAGCTGGCGGTCGTAGTTACCCATTCCCGAAACTACGAAGTCGGCTATCCTGATCTCTCCTGCATTCTGGGTTGCCTGGACGAAAGCCGAGTCCACCATCATGCCGTTGGTGAGTGCCTCTCTCTGGATGATCTCATCGATCCTGTCTGTGATCCCGCGGATGTTGGCGGCGATCGTGTTTTTCTGACCCTCGGGGTCGGTATATACTACAGCCATGGCTTTTTCACCTCGAAATTCCCATCAGTCTGTCAAGCTCTGCATCAGCCGCCTGACGGACCGACAGTCCTCCGGCGGGGGGTGTACCCTTGTGCAGGCCCTCAGCGACGCGTGAGTTCACGGCGTCGTTGAAAGCCTTGGATAGTGCGTCGATCTTGGCGGAGGTCTGCTCGTCATCTGCACCGAGGACGTTCTCGGCAAGCGATGCAGGGAGGTTCAGTTCGGCCAGTCTGGCCTGTGCACGTGTCAGGCTCAGATCCCGCTTGACCTGCTCTGCCTCAGCGCGCTGGGCGTCGAGCTGGTCCTGCAGGGCTTTCTGCTTGACCTCGTACTCGGCTTTCAGCCTCTCCTCTCCCTCGAGGTTCTTGATGCGCTCGGCATCGGCTTTCGCTTTCGCTTCGGCCTGTGCCTGACGCTTGTAAGCCTCGACGGCCTCCTCCACCGCCTTGGCCCTCTGACGGTCGGCTTTCTCCATGCGCTCCTTGATTATGCGGTCAAGGTCAGCCTGGGTGAACTGCTTCTGGTCTTCGGTTTCGGTCGGTGTTGCTTTATCGTCGATATTATCCACGGTTTACCCTCCGTTTGGTAGGGTAAACACTGTTAAACAGGTATATAAGCGTTTTAACACTGTTTACAGTATTTCTGGTTAGACTTCTACACGGATTGAGAAAAATGGGAAGGGGTTTCCAAGTGGTTTCAACGGACGGGTTTGAATTTCTCCCCGTTCCTGCCCGGCCCATACGTGTTGTACCACGTCTCATAGCTCAGGTATTCGGCAGGTCCGCCGTTCCTGATGCGTTCCTCCTTGACCCTCTCCTCCAACTCCTTGGACAGGACGGCCACGGTGGTGCATCTGCAGTTGGGGTGTATCGGAGGGTAGTTCTTCCCTGCAACGGCTTCGCTTATAGGGAACCTCTTTCCGTCCAAGGATCCACAGACGGGACACGTCCTCTCGTCATAGGTGGCAACGAGTTCGTAACGCTTCACCCCCGCCTTCTTGTAAGAATCCATGTGACAGTCATTGGCTACGGTGGTTATCGTGGTCCTCGCCACCCTCTCGCTCACGACTTTGGACACGTTGGAATCGACATCACGGACACGCTTCGCGACCTTGTCGATGGACTCCCCTCTCATGATCCCCTCGGCCATCTCCCTCTCCATGCGCTTGCCCATGGGCTTGATGAAGTCCTCCGCATCCTTCACGGTGAAACGCTTGGACACGAACTTCCTGGTGAAGTCCCTCCTGTATGCA